ATGCTCGTAAACCTATGATTGTGAAAGTAAATTTGCAACCCCGATAGCTCGGGTATTTCGGGGTAAAATGAGGTATTGACACGGTAAACAACCCATGCAACAATGTATAAATCAAATATACAGTATGCGGGGTTTATACAAATGTACCATCTTAGAGAAAATTGTGATTGCAAAACGTTTCATGAAGACACGGGTCTTTGCACACTTTGCGCCCGATACAATCACGAGGACTTCGTGAGACATTTCAAAAATAGAACAAATTCTGACGATGAGCACGAGCAATGGTTACTGGACCAGCTGTGGAACAATCCGAATAACGGCCTCAGAATCGGCACCAAACGCATGTCGAAATGTGGTCACCCTGGCGTCTATCGCGGTAGTAAATGTGCGATATGCTCCAAGATTAGTAAAGACGCCAAAGTCTCTCAGACACTTCAAAAAAGCACTAACCATGTAGACACAATGCGTTTCACTCTCGAACAGTTAAACGCAACTATTGATGAGATGAAGCGCCAACGTAAAATACTGGAACAGGCCATACAGTTGGCTGAGATGGGGTTAAACATCGGTAACATCACTTTAACCACTGTCAAGATGAAAACACCACGTCAAATAGCTATTGAGGCCGGTCAGAAGTGGTACATCCCTTACGAACCCTGTAAAAAGTGCAATAAAATATCTGAACGTTATGTGGCGAATGGTCGCTGCCGCAATTGTGGGAGGTAATAAAATGTACAAGATGAGTAAGAAAAGTCTCACCGGAAGAATAATCGTACTTCCTGTATTTATTATTATTTTAGTTGTTGAGTCGATACTAGATAAGGCCGATGACTGGAATTACTCCGTGAGGAGACTCAGAATTAGGATGGTCGAATGGATTGATAAAAAATTTCCACTCGGATAAAATAAAGCCCGCTAAATGCGGGCCTTTTATTTACTTGAGCAACTGTATTCCGTATTTCCCTTTCCCTTCCAGTCCGTACTGGTCCTTGATCATCTCCACAGGAATTGATATTCTACCAATCTCACCGTAGTCTCGATGATATGTTATGACGGTAGCACTTCTTCCGGAGTCGTAACCTCCGTTACTTGAATACTCGTCTTTGGCCGCCAGAGTTTGGTGCATCTCAGTAACGAACATGTTGCTCTCTGCTACTTTCCGGTGATGATAGTGCCCCATGTGTAGGTAGCCAAACTTAGTACGACCGTAAATCTCCCGGAACTTACTGGCAAATACTGCGTCCAACTTTTCCATTCTGGAACAATGCCCGTGATGGACACCAATCATCACTTTGCCGAATTCGATTGCATAATAGGGGCTCTGTTCTTCCACAATGGTCACGCGGGGATTATCGCAATACACCTCTTTAAACATCTCTCGCAACCACACGGCGGACGCGAGGTCATGGTTACCCGTGGCGATTAGCAGCGTCACTTTCCGATGCTTCTCCAGACACATGTTCACGGCTCGCTTAATCACACGGATAGCAGTCTGGACAACTTTGAAGAAACGCGTATCAGAGTCGAGAATATGTCCGGATGTTGGTGTAACCGCCTTCAGTCCGTCGAAGTGCAGGAAATCTCCCTGAAGGTTAATGAGACACTCTGTTGCGTTGGGTGCCAATGCTGTCGCTGATTTGAACCACGACGATATGAGATGCTCCGCAATGTTTGTATCATAATCGTCTCCACCCTCTTCTTCACATGCTAACATACCAATGTGTGCATCCGTTACTGTGTACATATTCAGGAGAGTGGTATCCTCATCACGGGATATTAAATTAATTTCCTCTAGTGGGGATAAGCACTCTGTAAGCGCCGCAATCGCTTCCTGCATCATTTTTAACTGGCGCTCGGAGTCCACATCGGTCTTGACCCATTGCATCGCCAGGGTGCCGTCTGACTTCACCAGTGACGATGTGCCTTTCACCTTGTAACCGTCCGGCACAAAGCGAGACACATTACCACCGTGACCCAGGCCGCGCGCACCGAGACGTTTGATGCGGCGGTTAATGTTACCCGGGCTCATGCCGTACTTTTTCGCAATGGCGTGGCCACTCATTCCTGCAGCCACATCGCCCAGTAATTGCTCATCAGTCAGTATACTCATTACACTTTACTCCGGCTTTTAACTAACTGGTCAATAACAACCGTGAAGAACTGGTTACATCCGACATTCGGGTAGTCAATGCCGAACTTGTAACCTTTAACGATAAGGTCGGTCGCCGCAGGATTGCCGCCCGGGTTAGCCTGTTTAATCACTTCCTGTACGCCCATTTGCGCACGTTGAGCGCTACAGCCGTTAAAGAGTAGGTTAGCAACCTGTGATTCATTTGTCTCAGCAGTAACAGCGGCATTAGCAGTACCACACAGCATCAGACAGAACAGTAATTTACGCATTTTCATATCTCCAGGTATGCACACCTGCACATTTGAGCGCGTGCGCCATAATTTCATCATTGACAACCGCAAACATCAGCTTCGTGGCGTCAATCGTAATGTGACGACCGGCTAACAGGTCATCGAATGTCACATCGTGTTTGTGTAACCATTCGTAAGCGTCACGTGGACCGGTCACCAGCACATCATGACCCGCACAGTACAGCGCCCTTGCGAGCGCAATATTGTCCTTGATTGGTTCGCCCTGTGCATCCCGCGGTACACCGTCCAGGGCGAACAACACCGATTTCACTCAGCCTCCGCTTGATACTTTTCGAACCAGAACACTACCGGCGCGTTAGTTGGCTGAACCAGACCAAATGATTCCGCTGTACGGTAGCTTCTCGATGCCCGGCGAGTCACATCAACCTGAGTCGCGATGCGGCTGCGGAAATCCTCAACCGTGCTGCACATTTTGAACAGGTTGCAGGGAATGCATGCCGGAACCATGTTGCTGACCGTATCGTTTTCAGGCCTGTCCATTGCGTAGCCATTACTGATATTCCTTCGTACTGCTTCGACGTGGTCAGCGTGCCATTTATCGCCAAGCTCACAGCCACAGTAAGCGCAGCGTCCGCCAAACTTCATACGCAGCTCTGCGCGCTGTTTTTTTTTTTTTTTTTTTTTGTCAGTGCCATCACTCAACCTCCCACTTGATACCAGCGGTGGTCAGCACTTCCTTTACGTCTCGGCTGTAGTTATAAACGCCATCAGACCAGACATATCTTTCTCCGGATACAATCTGTCGTAAGTCTGGCAGCTTCACGGTGCGCGACTCCAGCTCTGCGACGCGCGCCTCAGCTGCTAAACAGCGCTCCATCAGCTTGCAATAGCTTAGTGCTTCCATATCCACTGCTCCCGTACTTTACCTTCAACAATGAGACGAGTGACACACAGTCCGTCCCGGTCAGCCTGTGTACGCATGCGTGACAGTGTGTTCAGCGCCTGAACCTCGGTCATATTACCCAGCAGGTCAGACAGTTTGTGATGACTGATGATGTTTTTCATTTGGTTATTCCTCTCCATTAAAACCCGCCGAAGCGGGTCGTATTTTATTTTTTCATTGTGCGACTTGCGAGATAGTCACAGCGTGTGATTGCTAAATCTAACTGACTATAAGAACTCTCACTGACGCTATGCGTCACCCCCGAAACCATCACGTGAAAACCTTCTTTGTTTTTCAGTACCCAAAATTTACCATTTTCGTGCATTATGTCTTTCTCTTTATAGCTCATCTCTCAACCCTCTCTGTTGTTGTTCCGATGAGTTAAAGATAACCCACCTTGACGGACTCGTCAATACCAATTGCAAAAAAAAAAGCCCCGAAGGGCTTATTTAGTTTCTGCAAAGGCTAAAGCACTCGTATCACCCTGTGCCGCCGCATAATGGCGCGCCACATCTGCCGCATTTGTGAGGTTAGCGTGAATGTGTCCAATCTTGATGTACAACCGTGGCTTACCACCATCAATCATTATCACGTTATTCACACGTCCATCTTTAAGCGCCGGGTGCCAGTCGTAACCTAGTTGACGCATCATGTCACGACGTTTACCCACCGGTACAGTACGGTCAGCACGCATCTGGCGTAACAGGTTGTCCAGTGCCTTACTGCTCACCCATCCACCTGCAAATCCCTGGCGACCCTCGTCAATCGCTTCCATAATTTCCTGCTCGACGCTGCCGAGTGATGCTGTCACAGCCTCGTGAGTACTGCTGGTCTCTGGTGCGCGCTGACAATGTGTCGCCGGGTTAAGTTGTGCGGGAATGGCGTAGTTCTCCAGATAATGTGTCACGGCCGCAAATCCACCGCCACGTTTGAGCCAGTCGTACAGGTTGGGGAAGTAGTCACCACCCATACCGTCGCGCACGATATCGATATGCTCCTGCTGCGCCGTGTAGAAAATGGCGAAACGGCGGTCATTAGCGGTCTTGCGCACGGCGTTCTTGTGGTTACTGTTGAACATGAAGTTGGCACACAGGCGGTGCATTACCTGGTCCTGCTGCATCGCACGCTTAGCGAGGTACTCACCGGTGATCATTGGTTTGAGTGTTTCAATCAGTTCAAGTTTCTGCTCCGGAACGTAAATATCTTCTACGCCGATAAATATTTTGTCGAACAGCCATGCGTTGAACTTCTCACCAATTTCCTGCGCTGGCGGCATGTGGCTGTAACGTGAACCGACCGCTTCCATTACGCACAGTGTGAACAGTGTTTTACCGTTACCTTCAACACCTTGGAGCAATGGTGCCCATTTAAATTTGACTCCCTTGTACTGTACACACGCTGCCATGTAGGACAGAAGAATGTCGCGGTCGCGCTCGACGGGTAACAGTTTGGCCAGATGAGTAAGGAAAGGTGTCACATCGCCCGGGACGCTCGCCACCGTCACCGGTACGTATGCGTTGACATGACGCAGACCGTCCTCTTCAATAATGGCCCCCTGTGGCAGGTCCGGACGGAATGTCGAGCGGTCAACTTTCGGGAACATGATGCACTGGTTCTCGGTGAATGCTTCAAAAGCCTTTTTAGTAGTCTTCTCGTTACCGTCATCCAGCGCAAATACATAACCGCCGTACATTGCGTTAAACTGCTCAGACTTCAGCATCTGACCGTTAGGTGTGAGAATGCGGTGACTGTCCGCCACATACACGCAGCCTTTGAAATGGTCAACAAGCTGTGAGCCACCAATAAACTGATACCCGCTACGGATAACCGGCGCACCCGTCTCAACAACCTGAGCAGGGGTCACGAGTTCAATCGGTGCACCGACACTGTAATAAGTTGTCTGACGTGCGCAAGCGCCCAGGATGGTACGTCGCATGTACGATTTGTGACTGTCCCATTTAGGACGTGCCAGCGTAGACAGACGCATCAGACGTTCGATACGTTCACAGTTACCACCGGTCCAGAACGCCAGATGTTGAGCTAACGCCGCATCAGCGCTTGACCCGTCATACTCGCGGTCCTCGTCCGGATACGCATCACTCAGTACCTCGACATTACGCGTCCACAGGTCTTTAAATGTTGCTTTACCACCGAAAACAGCCGCGACACCACCTTTACTTGAACAGGCTTTTTCGATGAGTTTCGTGTCGTCCTCAATTGGACATGAACCTTCGGCGTGAGTTGTTGACCACTCCACCGCTGCAACTTGTTCGGTCTGCGGGAAATAACGTGCAACCGTGGTGTTGAGCGGTGCGGATGCGTTAAACATCATGTTACCCTGCGCACCACTTCCCAGGCAGATGAAACGGTCGGAGGTGTACAGTTCGATGTGCAGTGGAATATTTTTACAGGCGTGCTCAGGGATGGACGGGCTGTAACCAAAGATGTGCAAGCCTTTACCGCTGTTGCTCACTTCTACGTAACAACCGGCAAAAGTGTTGCATAACTCCAGCGCAAGCGGCGACCAGGTGTTGTTGTCCTGCAGCGCTCCGTCGATATCCACACAGAAACGTCCGTCACCCGTAAGAATGACCGCTGGGCGATATGATTCACCCAGCGCAGAAGCCGCCGCAACCGCCTGAGCATGTGTCATCCGGTCCGCAACGTGCAGACTGACTACATCACCAGCGGCATTACACGGCATCTTCTCCGTGCGCCCGGGCTTCTTCTGTGACGGTACTGTTTTGCAGACGATAAAGTGCAGGGAATCAGCCCCCTGCACAGGGAGATTCATATGTGTCATCTCTGTCTCTCTGTTTTAGTTATTAAAGCAGGGTGGTCAGTGCGCGGGTGCGTAGCTCCAGTGGCGCGGATTTGGCAACGCTATCACCCAGCGCCATCCCCTGTCCAATCAATTCGAGGTTTTCTTCTTCTACTGCCCGTTGCATCACTGCTTCACGAAGTGCGGACATCTTAACCCAGTGATGGTTAACTGACCCCATCGCCACGCCAGCCTCAGCCGCAACGCCATCACGGGTAAGACTACCAAAGCCGTCGCGCTGCGCCATCGTGTAAGCTACTTCTAAAATGTATTCTTTACTCATAAGTTCGGTTCCATTAGGTAATTTGTTGCAGTATGGCACAGGTTGACGGAGTGGTCAATGGGTTAAAGTGGTCTATCCATCCCATGATTTGGATGGTATCCGTATTCTACCTCCGCCTCACGCCTAACTCTGACCGCCTCATCAAAATTTACAAATTCGCCGAGTTGTAGTTGTTTTTTTCCAACCTTAATTCTCACACGCCATCTTCTTTTGTCTTGTGTTAGGCTCACACCTACTACTCCAGACGTGTTTCTGGTACTTTTTCTTACGTTCTGATGATTGCTAACTGGGTCGGAAGCCCTTAGATTTTCTAACTTGTTATTCAATCCGTTACCATCTATGTGGTCGATGTTTTCCGGTTCAAGTCCGTAAACCATTTTGAAAATTATGCGATGTAACAAGAATTCTTTAGTTGAACCACTCATTGTGGTTCGGTAATAGCTCTTACCACCGTGATTTACCAGCGTGTTTCTAATGGGGTCTTTTGAGTATCTGGTCTGATATCTTCCCATTTTGTCAATATATGGTCGTTTGAACACATCGCCGGTCGTCGGGTTATATTCGAAAATTTCATTTAGTTTTTCTTTTTCCGGTAATTGCCTTTTCATACTGCTCCTCACTATTGGCAAAAGTGAATATTCCACCTTTGGCGATAACAATTTGCCCAAATTTCAATTGAGCACAAGCTCTTTTGTCCGACTGTAGAAACTTCCAGTCCGATTTTTTTACCTCGACCGCCGTGAAAACACCAACCAAAGAACCGACCATTTCATCCGTAATCATCACGGGTGTAATACCTATCAAATCTGAACTCTTGATGTTTTCGTTCAGTTTTTTCGTATCGTTACATAGTCCGTACCTGATTGGTCTCCCATTTTCGTCTTTAAGTGCTCCGACGGTGTTTCGCCAAAGTATAGCGCCATTTTTTGAAGCACACAATCTTATTGCATCCTGCACACGCGCTTCGGGTGTATCTTTGGTTGAGCGTGGGACATCCAGTCCCACCGTTGTCACAAGGTCAGCCAGCGCCTCAGCCGTGATACCGTGCTTACGTTGCCATTCGAGAAGTGTTGGGTAGGTCATTCTATGCCGCCTTTGATTTTCGTAAGCTGAAGCTCCACGTTCTTCATCAATTTCAACAATTCATCGCTGAAAGGTTCGTTGTGCATTTTACTAAACTCATAGATATGTTTACCCAATTTAATCACCGCATCCACGGGGTTATCCAATCGAAACTCCTGATACATGCAGTTTTCCCATTTTTCTTTTTCGTGGTCGTATGTTCTCCATGACAGATACCACGCACCTAAACGAAATTGCATGGTGTAATGAATATTTGGTGCGATTTTCACCTTCCTGTCTTTGACTGCAAACCAATCGAGTGAGTAATCCCAACTTTTTAATGTTACTGTTTGCTCATCACTCATAACCCAATCCTCTCTCTTAATTTATCCGCATCGGCCGCTTTGAGCGCCTGCGCCTCCAGCCACGACACACCGTATGTCAGGTAAAATTTGCGAAATATTTCACTATCGCTCAGACCTTCCGCACGGCGATATCCAGCCCACTCCGCTAATTTTAAGTCTAACTTGACGAGCGCGTCAAGTCTTTCTCTCTGGCGTTTGACATTACTCATCACACCAGGTACCGGTACGTTCAATGCAGTCAGTCTGTCACGCATTGCCTCGGGCGTCTCACGTGCTCCCACAACCTCATTACGCATTTGCGCCAGTACATCCGGGTCAAGCTCGTATAAATCTCCGTCAACCTGAGTAGGTCCTGAGCGGTCTGCCGGTTTTGGTACAGGCTCACCACAGTCCGGACATGCGTCACGGAACCGCTCATACACCGCTGCGCAAGCTGTACACACGCGCACCGTCGATGGTTCACTTTTACCCGTGCGGCGCTCCCGGCGGTCAAGACTCCACTCACGCGGTGCATCCGGTAAACCGTGGCGCATGACGTTTGATACGGCGTCGATAATGATAGCGTGTGATTTTCCTTCGAACGGGCGCAGCGCACGACCAAACATCTGCGCATACAGAGCATAACTCTGTGTCGGTCTGGCGAAAGACACCACTTCCACTGCGGGAATGTCCACCCCCTCGCCTATTAAACTGTCATTAACAATTTGCAAAATCTTTCCCGACTTCAAATCGCGGATAGCCTGCACGCGTTCTTCATCGGCGTTGCGCCCGGACAATGCGACAGCTGGTACACCACGCTTACGGTATTCTTCCGCTACTTCCTCCGCCGTATCCACGCCGACGGTAAAGGTGATACCGCGTTTACCCGGGCAGATTTTGAGATAGTGACTCACGATGTCACCGACAATGTGCGACCGCCCAATCTCCACTTTGAGTTCCTTCTCTTTATAGTCCCCCGTGGTTTTACTGGTTTCCACGTTCTCCAGATGCAGGTCGGTCGGTGGGCAGTAAATTTTGTACTGACTCAGATAACCGTTGTCGATGAGCCAGCGCATTGTCGGACCTTCAACAATCACATCGGCATAACCGTCTGTCTCACGTGATAAACCCTGCCCATCTGCACGACAAGGTGTTGCAGTCGGTCCAAGTCCACGTGCGCCAGCGTTGAGCAGGGGTGTCAGGACACCGCCCCAGGTCTTCGACTTCTTCGTAGCGTGGTGAAACTCATCCTGTACGACGGTCAGTTTATTACCCAGCTTTGCTAGGTCAGCAATTTTAGCCTCACGCATTGACTGTACGGACGCAACCATCACCCGCGCATTTGGGTCGACATAGTTAACCCCGTGGTTTTCCATCGATTGCTTGGCTGCAAAGCGTACCACTTTATTAGCCGCGATAACCTGATGACGAATTTCCATGCGTCCCATCGTGTCACTCAACTGAGTAATCAGCTCCTGACGATGTGCCAGCACCAGCACATACTGACCTCTGTCACGCTCTTTTGCGACAATGGCGGTCAGGGTCATGGACTTGCCGGAGCCGGTAGCGCTCACCATCGCCACAAATTGCTTCCCGGCGTCCCATTGCTGGTACGTGTCTTTGACCAGTTTTTCCTGATAGGGTCGGAGTGTTGGAAGGGTCATTTCGTTAACTCCGCAGGTAATACCCCACCATTCCTCTCTTTAACCCATGATTTGAGACGTTGGGTGAATTGTTCCTGGTCCTCGTAACGCTGTAATAATTTTTTATATTTGGGCGTGTTAATTTCCATTTCTCGTTCTGCTTTAGCGCTTTCCAATTTTTTCGCGCGTTTATCATCCTTCAACGTTTCAATTTGTTCTTCAAGTTGCTGAATACGAATCGCCTGTGTACAAATTATGGCATCTTTTGATTCGATTCTGACACGCATCTGATGACGTAAGTCAACACCACGATTGATAACATTTTCCAGTTTTTCTGTATATGTTCTGACTAATTTGCCCATCTCTCACATCTCCCACACTTTGCGCACGCTGTTCGACTCGACCATACGTGCTTTTCTGATTAGTTTATGTGCCACATACATCGGTATCTGCACATCGTCAAGAAACCATTTGTCTTTCTTACTGACCGAGTTGTACCAGCCGTAAGAGGGACGGAGTAGTTGTTTAATTTGTGTCATTGCGTTCACTCCTCGCTTTCCACCCCAACCATGCAACCTGCTGTAATCCACGCTGGTCCATTGCGGGACGATGTTTAATTTTTGGACGAAAGTTTTCTTCAAACCACTGTTTAAATTCTTCAAGTTCTTTTTCTTCTTTCATTTTATTTTCCTCTCACTTATTGACGATGACGTCATTATGTCGCACCACCCACCCCGTGTCAAATTTAAAATTAGTGTTGACGAGTGCGTCATGGTGGTATAGAGTTCACCACATCGACAACAATGGAGGACAGAGAGATGAGTAAATTAAGTGACTGGATTGAACAACATCGGGAACAACCCGAGCATGAGTTAGCGGTTCGTAACTATTCAATGAATACTGAGTTGATGGAGCGCGAATTTGCAGAAGCGGAAAAATCCGGTGAAATTGTAATTTGTCAACATTGTGGGTATCCGGAAAACCCGAGTAGAAGCCTCGAAGGTAAATCGTTTATCAAACATCAGTGTTGCTTTCACTGCTGGTACTGGCTTCACAATCTGAATCTCGTTAATGGTCCACGCTCAAATGCCGTTATTGTTAATGGTGTACACCGTACAGATTCCGGTATGGCTAACAAAGATTCCGGTAAATTTTTGGGTCATGGCGGCGCAATGTGGTACTACCGTCATATTGGTGAAACTACTGTTCACGCCACAAATAACATGTGGCATCAGGGAGATATCCCCAAATCTCTTAACATTCCGGACAATGCTATTTTTTGTACCCATGAAGAATACGAACAACAACAGGAGAGTAAATAAATGATTAGGTTAACCATTCCAAATGATGACAGCGTGGCATTATACCACTTTGGTAAGTCGTTAATCAGTATGGCTGCAGCTATCGACGGTGCACCGGACTGGGTAGTTATTACGGCTCAGGAATACGACCGATTGAAACAACTGGAAGAATTATCACAGGCTCAGCACATTGAATTAAATATCGACTCATCTGATATTGAACAACTGCGCGAAGCTCTGAAAAAGGTCAAACCGGCTGGATTGATTCAGACAGATGTGATTGTCGATACCACCGCGCAACAGGTTGAGTCGCTGGCTACAAATGTTGATTTACCAGAGCCACAAGTGAGCGATGCAGCTACCGACTCAACCGGTACACCGTGGGATGAGCGTATCCACTCTACCAGTAAGGCGCTCAATGCGGACGGTACGTGGCGTCTGCGTCGTAAGCCGAAGGATATGGATGAGGAGCAGTGGGTGGCATTTGTTGAGACGGTTAAGGGCGAGTTGCATACTCAAACACCGGTGATGACCGATGAAGAAGTTAAAGCCCTGGAATCTGCGGAAATTAGCGAACCGACAAAGGAAGAAGTCGACGAACTCATCGAAGCCTCTAACAAGATGTTGGAACCACCTGTAACACCGCCGGGCGACGACTTCCACACTGATACAGACGTAGTAACAGAACAAACTGTTGCGGGTATTCCGCCACTACCTGTGCCTCAGTTGGGTGGTAGCAGCCATTCGTCTCAATCAACACCTTATAAGTTAGTGGGGTCTGGTGATGAATTGTCAAGTGGCAGTGGCACGGGTATTCCGCCGCTTCCTGTACCACCGCCGGTAGTTGTTGCACCGCCTGTAACCGAGCAATGGGACTTCCCACGCCTCATGACCTTCCTGACCGAGCGTCACGGTAAGATTGATGTGGCGACGGTAAACACGCTGCTGGCGCAGGATGGTATGTCGTCGGTACAGGAACTGAACGCCCACCCGGATAAAATTGGTCCGTTCGTGGCACGTGTTAAAGCGCATTTGGGAGAGTAACCACATGTCCAATTTAAGTTATGTTGACCCAGAATGTACGGAAGAATGCCATACCAAACTGACACTAGTATCGGGCTTCAAAGCGGGTCAGGCCTATAACGAAATTTGTCGTTTAATTGGTGGTAATTGGCCTGATTGTAAAATCCAGGAAGAAGCTCCTAATGCTCATGAATTTTTCATGACTTTGTTTGGGTGTGGGAAACAAGATGACTAACTTACCCAAAGTATCCGATGCCAATCAGTGGATGGCCTGTAACGGGTCATTCCGGGCGCAACAGGCTTATCCGCCGCTGGACGTCGAACCGTCACAGTCCCGGCTGGAGGGCCGGGCATGTCACGAAGTGGCTCAGAAGTTATTTAAAAATGAGCCATTCAGTGACCTGGTGGGCAGTCTGTCAAAGGATGGTATTGTCATCACGGATGAACTGTTTGACGCTGCCCGCGAGTATTTTAACGAAGTGTGGGGTTACTGTAACACTCATGGGCGACTACATGACCTTCACGTAGAGGAAGTGTGTCCTGTCCCGGGTTACAACAACTGGTACTGTATTCCCGATGCGTGGGTGTATGTACCGGAAGGGAAGATGTTACGCGTCTGGGACGCGAAATTTGGTCACCGCATTGTTGACCCGTTTGAAAACTGGCAACTGTTGATTGAAGCATTCAGTATCTGTGAACAATTCCAGTCGCCGCCGGACATTGTTGAACTGGTCATCGTACAGCCACGCGGATTCAACAGTGAAGGTACAGTACGTAAATGGGTGCTCACATACGACGAACTGTGTGCATACCGGCAGCAGGTGAACGAGACGATGCCCCGCGTGCTGGATGCCACGCCGATGTGCACGTCCGGACCACACTGTCTCGACTGTAGCGCACGTGCACACTGTGACACGCTGAAGCAACAGAGTTATGCAGGTGTGGACTACGTACAGTCGTTGCAGACGCATAATTTGTCCGGTCATGCACTGGGCGTTGAGTTGCGACTCCTGCAGCGTGCACAGGAGATGATTAAAATGCGTCTCAGTGGTCTGGAGGAACAGGCACTGCATGAGATTAAGCAGGGGCAACACGTGACATTCTACAGCGCTAAAACCACATACGGTCGTAAGCGCTGGAAGAAAGATGTACCGGTGGACCAGGTGATTATGATGGGGGATTTACTCGGTCAAAATCTTCGTAAGCCACAGGAACTGGACACACCCGCACAGTGTGTGAAAAAAGGTATCGACCCGTCCGTTATTGAGCAGTACGCTGAAACACCTGTCACGGGTGTCAAGCTGGAACAGGTTGATGAGCGCAGTATCCGTAGCGTATTTGAGAGGAAGTGATTATGTTTGGATTTGGTAAAAAGCAGCAATCCGTAACAGTGCGTGTCCCCCGTGATGACCTGTCACTGGAACAAATTATCCTTCATCTTTCTAATCAGAAGGACCATGACAAGTGGCCCGACAGTGACGACATTCAGTCACTTTTAATTCATTTAGGGTCATCATTTAACATTATTAATCGGAGTGATAATAAACCCGGAACCAACATTCATCGCGCGCTGTTTCTGTGCATAGCGCTTTTACTGCGTAAGATGAAATAACTGCTTGACGCACCCGTCAAACTAACGTAGTATTCAAATCACCGGGAGACAGAGGGTCTCCCACACTTAGCAGAGAGGATTTACAAGATGGCTCAATTTGCTTTCGTTACCCCTGTTGCTCGCCTGATTCACGGTCACCCGCTGAAGCAAAACGTACGCACCGATGATGTCACAAAGCAGCCGGTTATCGGTAAAGATGGTCAGCCGGTTAAAGAAATTTACATCGGTATCGCAATTCCTAAAACTGGTGAAGTGGACTGGAAAGATACCGAATGGGGTAAACAAATCGTAATGGCGGCACTGGACGCTGAAAACGGTTATGATGCTGGTACCACTCGTCGCCCGGATTTTTCCTGGAAAGTAATCGATGGCGATAGCGACATCCCGAACAAAGCTGGTCACGCGCCGAACAGCGACGAATACAAACGCGGTCACTGGGTCTTGCACCTGAACACCCGCATCCCGTACAACTGCTATCATGTCGGCAAATATAATCCGCTCGATGCGATTCAGGACATAAACGCTATTAAACTCGGTGATTATGTCCGTGTGAATATCGTGGCGAAAGGTAATAAGCCGTCTAAAACTCCGGGCGTATATTTGAACCCGAACCTGCTCGAACTTTCACGCTCTGGCGAAGCGATTGTTCGTGAAGGTAGCGGTCCGGATGCAGCAAGCGTATTCGGCGGTAGTGCACCTGCTCAGGTAGCACCGACCCCAGCCCCAGCTGCTCCCGCACCTGCAACACCGCCGCCAGCAACTGACTTACTGGTGACACCGCCGCCGGTTGTTGAAGAGAAGTATAGCTACAACGGCGCCGTGTATACCAAAGCACAGTTGCTCGGTATGCCCGGCTGGAGCGAAGAGTTAATCGCACAACACTGTCAGAAAGTAGCATAAACACAACGCCCCGGTGTGAGCCGGGGTTTATTTGACTGGAGAGGTGTATCATGACCGAACTCGACCCACGACTGAAAAAGATTGATGAAAAGTTAGCCGAACTGGAACGCGCTATTAAACAGGTGCAGGAGCAACGCCGGGAATACATCAACCAGAGAGGGCTTAACAAATGTTCAAAGTAGGCGACCTGGTAGTTCTTAAAAGCGGTGGACCGGTGATGGTGGTTATCAGCACATCACTCATTGGCGCAGAATGTCAGTTCTACAACGAGAAACGCGGTGAATATGACTCAATTGTCATCATACACGAAGCACTGGAGGAGTTTAAGTGATGGCGATTAAAGTAACCAATGAGTTAAACACCTATGATGAACCATCGAAAACATCAGTCAGAATCCATTCTCACTGGAATGAGCCAAAGAAAATAGTGATTGAGTTTGTCGGTGGTGAAAAACGAACACTCATTGCCAGTGAATTGTTAGCGGCAATCAAAAACGCTACGAATACCGACCGTTTCTAAGCCCCCTAACTGGGGCTTTTCTTACAGAGAGGAACAGAGATGCACTATTTATCAAAATGCGAGGATGCAACTTGCGGCAAAACATACCCTGCTGACCTCCACAATTGCCCCCACTGTGGGGCTGATTCAGCGTTCTCCAGTATTGCACTACTGGACCCCAAGTGGTGGCCTTACGACATTGAAACGTATCCAAACATTTTTACTGCCACTTTCATCCATGCTGCGACCGGTATGGAACTGGTGTATGAAATTAGTGACCGTAAAAACCAACAGCAAGAAATGGTTGACTTCATGTTCAACCTGGGAAAATCCGGCGCATGGGGCGTGGGCTTTAACAACATGTCATTCGACTACCCCGTGTTGCATTTCATCGCACATAACCCCGGTTGCACAGTGAAGGATATTTACGACTGCTCACAACGAACCATTAAGGCGAGTAACGTTAATCGTTGGTCTGTGATGATGTGGGACCGTGACCAGATATTTCCACAGTTGGATTTGCTGTTGCTCAATCATTTCGACAACAAGGCACGCATGACAAGCCTGAAAGCGCTTGAAGTTGCGATAAAATCATCAAACGTGAAAGACCTTCCTTTCCCTGTTGGAATGGTTCTGAACGATGCCCAGAAAGATGAGCTAATCACATACAACATTCATGACGTGCGCGAAACGACGAAATTTATGATGCGCTGTCTGTCGGCTATTCAGTTTCGTGAGGAATTGTGCCAGACCCACGGGCGTAACTTCATGAACCATAACGACACGAAAATCGGTAAAGATTATTTCGTTATGGAACTGGAGAAAAACGGAATCCAGTGTTTTAACCGTGACGATAAGGGTCGAAAGCTCGGACCACGGCAAACCCCACGTGAAAGTATTTGTTTCGCAGATGTGATTTTTCCATACATCAAATTTAAGCGACCGGAGTTTAATGAGATTTTGAAGCGCTTCCAGTCGAAAACCATTTACAAAAAAGAACTCGATGAACTGGAAAAAGCAGAAGGAAAAAAAGATAAATTAGTGACAAAAGGCGTCTTCAGCGACCTGGAATGCACCATTAATGGATACACTTTTGTATTTGGTGTCGGTGGCATTCACGGGTCTGTCGAATCCCAGATTGTGGAAACGAACGACACACACCAACTTGTGGACATCGATGTTTCAAGTATGTACCCCAGCATAGCGATTGCAAACCGTATTTATCCGGAACATCTGGGGGAGAAGTTTTGCGACATCAACGAGTATTTTTTCAATGAGCGCATGCGCGTCGGTAAGAAAACCACTCCGGGGGCAGTGTACAAGCTCTCAATGAATGGTGTGTACGGCGACAGTAACAACGCGTTTGGGCCGTTCTATGACCCGAAATACACGATGACGGTCACAGTAAATGGTCAGTTAATGCTTGCAATGTTATGTGAGGGATTGATGAAAATCCCCGGCCTATCCATTGTGCAAACGAACACTGATGGCGTCACGATGATGTGTCCACATGGTGAACTCGACAATATGCGCGCAATTTGTCGGACATGGGAAGCAATCACCAAACTGGAACTTGAGGAAGTGTTCTACAAGCGTATGCCAATCCGCGACGTCAACAATTACTTGGCTCTCAATAATAAAGGAAATATAAAACGCAAGGGAGCTTACGAATACGAGTACCAATGGCATCAGGACCCATCCGCAACAATCGTGGGTAAGGCTGCTGAGGCTGCACTTTTGTTTGATACCGACATCCGCACATTCATCACGCAGCATCGTGACCCGTTTGACTTCATGCTGCGCGCTAAAGTGCCACGTTCTGCACGACTGGTAATGCGTTGGCCGGAGTGGGGCGCTGAACAGGAGATGCAGAATACCACACGTGTGTTTATCTCGCGTAATGGTGGGTCACTGGTTAAACTGTTACCGCCCACCGGTGTACCGGGCACATGGAAGCGTAAGAATGGTATCAAGGACGACGTGTACAATGCGGTAATGCGTGAGATTACTGGTCAACCGGGAGAACTCGACAGTATCGGTACACCGTGGGATGAGCGTATCCACACGAAGAGTCGTAGCAAGCATGATGCAGTGCGTGAAACCGGGATGTATGTCGGGTGGAAGGTGACAGAGTGTGCCGACGCTAAGGACTTCGACTGGGGCAGTCTGGACTATGAATATTATGTGAAGGAAGCAGAAAAGTTAGTTTTACCGTTGACGAGCGCGTCAAAATAGTTTAGAGTTAGTCATATCAACAACAGAGAGGGTAGAGAAGATGAAAGTGTTAGTTATTTACCAAAACATCCCGGAATCAACCAATGTTCACATCATTGAAGCGGACGGTGAGGATTTGGAAATACTTAAAAAATGTCACAATTGTTATGTGAATGCTGGAGACATGACGGATGAGCAAGAGAAAGCTACTGGCAAACTGAATTTCTTCCTGTCAAAACCAGAATACATCGATGAGGAATTTGCGAATCAGGTTGCGTTACCAGTGGGAGAAGGGGCTAAGTGGTGGGGTACCATGATGGATGACTCCAATCCCATCGACCTGTCGAAATACAATGTAGACCTTGTGGTCTGTACTGGGTTCTTAATGTAACAAACTACCGGCGCGTCACTGCGCCGGATTTGATACACGCCGACGCAATTCATCAAGCTCAAGCTGTGCTCGTTCAGCCTCCAGACGAGCAATAATTTCCTTCTCCTTACGCTCGGCGGACTCATTACGAATTCGCCGTATATGACCGTAAATCATAATGATGGTCAACAGAATACCGCACAGAGTGGCAAAGATACCGATGGTTTCCGGGGTAATGCCGTACTTAGTCATCAACCCTGTCACCGTCGTCCCGCTTGCTACCAGTGTTCCGGCTTGTGTGTTTCCGGTGAAGCTCATAGTGTTTTCTCGCTTTGATGTACCACTCAACGACCTGCGCCAGCATAAGGATGATGACCAGAGTTGTCGATATGAACTGCAATACCTCCAGCATCGTCACTATCCTTTTTCAGTATCGTGAGGATTGCCGCGCAGTATAACATCGTGAACATTGCCACATAGACGTCGAGTGGTTGATAGAAAAACCACAGGAGCCAGCCTATCAGATTAATCGACATTGAAACAATGCTGATGAGCATCATATCGAGAGACTTTCGGGATGTTCCGAACCGGTACAGAATACCGGCTACGATGAAATCACAAAATGCGGCGAGGAAAAAGTAAATCGAACCATCCAGATTGCCGCACAACTCCTGGAAAAGAGTTGCCACCATCACGAAGAGAAACGAGGCTCTCCGGGGTCTGGCGATTACTGAGGCAATCAGGAAGGTGTACATTGTTTATTTGGTCCGGCGTTTCACTTTGGCACCGCCCGCGTCACCGGTTTTACTGCGGGGTTTTACATTTGCTCCACCGGCGTCACCTGCTTTACGTGGTTTAGTCTTGTACATTTTATCGCCCTTGTATGTTAGGATTAAGCCTAATTGTACAGCAGGTGTTACCGAATGAAAAATCCTTTAAGTAAACAAATGACCGCCCTTCTCACCGCATTTGCAATGGGTGGTACGGGTACTGCGGTAGTCACGCAGACGGACATCCTCAATCAGTTCCTGAACGAGAAGGAAGGGAACAGGCTGACGGCATATCTGGACAGTGCAAATCCTCCCATCTGGACCATCTGCCGGGGTGTGACGCGCATCGATGGTAGGCCGGTGACAAAGGGTATGCGGCTTACTGAAAAGCAATGTGATCTTCTGAACGATAAGGAAGCGCAAAAGTCGCTTAAATGGGTACGTGACAACATCCCGGTAAAACTGAACCCGGTGCAACAGGTTGGTATCGCGTCGTTCTGTCCGTACAACATTGGACCCACCAAATGTAAGGGGTCAACATTCTTCAAATTGCTGCAAAAAGGCGACTGGAAGAATGCGTGCAAACAGATTCCCAAATGGGTGTTTGACGGTGGCCGTGATTGTCGCATTAAAAGCAATAACTGTTCCGGACAGCCAATTCGCCGGGAGCAGGAAGAGTATTTATGCCTGTATACACTGGGGGAATCAAAATGACAATGTTACAGCGGGTAGTAACTGTTGTAGGAATCATATTCGTGATATGTATCTATTGGTTGGGTTATTATCACGGTAAGCAGTCGGTCAAGCTGGACGATTTCAAAGCATATAAAGAAGCCGTCGAAGCCCGTGACGCGCTGCAGGAAAAACTTAATGCTTCAGATGTGGAATTGCAGAAAAAGCAACAGGAACTGAAAGAAGCACGGACCAAAAAAGTCGTTGAAAAAGTCATCATCTACCGTGACCGAATCAAAGACTCCGCCACCGCTCAATGTATCAAAGAGAGCGGCATCCTCGAACTATATGATGCGACCGTAAAATGAAAAAAATTATCCTGCTGATATCTGTACTTATTTTAACCGCGTGTACTCAAGTGCGCGAATGTCCGCCACCATCTAACGACCTGCTCACACCGAGCGGTGAATTGTGGACAACTGATGGCGACCCCGAAAAGGCCGCTACGGTAATTCCACATAACGGGGAAGTTCTGATGGCCGACCGGGACAGAGTGTCCCGGTGGCAAAACTGGTGGGAAGGTTGTAAAACCTTATGAGTATTCTTCGATGATAACGATTCCCGGGCGTCCAGCGGCACCGTTTCTCAATGGTTGAGATGGACCGTTGGAACATCCGGATGCTCCGGAACCCCAACCACCACCGGTTACTGCGACCTGATTGATTGACTGTACCGCACCACCTACACCCATGAGTCCATCTGAACCCCTGGAACCGATAGTGACATCGGTCGAAATGGCGAACCCAGCAGCGGAACCCGGTCCGGAAAAACCGAAGATATTCCAGCCGGTAGGGGAATTACTGTTGGCGTTGGCGACGGGTTGGAATGGTGGGTTCGCCGGACCAGCTGGTTGACCGGCTTTACCACCTGGACAGCTAATCAAGGTACCCACGGACGTCGTTCCACCATCACCACCGTATGTAGATGAAGATGTACCAGCAGTACCTCCGGCACCAATCGTCACTTGCAGAGAATTAATTGCGGTAACATCGTAAATACCCTCGGCATAAGCACCGGCCCCGCCACCGTTACTCATTGATGTTTGCCCCGCACCTGTAGCTACCGCTGCGGAACTACCGCCACCGCCGCCGACCGCTTTAATTTTCCACTTTTTGGCACCTGCGGTTTTTGACACCAGTGTATCGGTCGTGAACACGCGGACCGCGAGTAATCTTCCGGGGGTTGCGGTCATCAATGCGTCATAGAGTTGACTGTTCGTTCCATTATCGACAGTTCCGTTAGGCGTAACACCAGCTACGTTGAGCACGCGGGCAAAAAAACCATCCCAGTCATTAGCCCAGTCTGCTTCAAGGTAAGAACCATCTTCCGCTGTTGGCGATGTGCGGTTTTTAAATGCGCCCTGGGGTGATGCAGTTGTGGGATTTTCAAACCGCCCTGGATAACGGTTGCTACGGTCTAAAGCCATTATTTAAACTCCTATAAATCCGGTCGCTTGTGCCAATGAGTCACCAAACTGAGTTGATGAGTCACCTGCCTGTACGTAATCATAAGCCTCAAGGAAACCATTGAATTTTACACCCTGTGGTTTCGGAACGAAAGAGGCATTGAGGAGCGCCCATCGTTCAAGCTCTGTGATTTGCCCGTAGAATTCCACGGAGAAACTCATGTCCTCACCGTCAACCAGACGGGTAACCTGTGCGTTGGGTAACATGAAATTCATCCCATTAATAATGTCTTCAATGGTCGCGTACGAGTTGTTTTTAAGAATTTTAGATTTAATTACCAGACGATATAATTTGTCCGACATCGCCATCGACTGGCCAACAGATGGCACACTACACATCGCAGAGGTGTCACCGAATTCAGCCGGACCATTGACATCGTTAGCGCACATCGCCGTTTCTATCGTGACTTTACCCATGAAATCCCGGGGTACTACAACAATGCGCCCAATAACGTCGAGTTGCTCACCTTGCGCAGCATCGATCGAATACATGATGCGGACAGCTGCGGCCACGTCTGCAATCTGTGTAGCCAGACTACGCGTGATGTTGTACCACGCAACGGCCTTTGGCTTGTTACGGTACTGAGCGTAGATGCGATTCGGAGCATCTGACTCATTTCCGACGTAGCCGCTGACAATTGTTAGCGGTACGAAGTAGGGGGTCGGGAAGAAGTTCATCAGTACCCACGGGAATTGACGGAAGATGCACTAATGATACCCCGCGAATCCCCCATTAGTCAATTCAGGTACGTTGTGGACGGATGAAAGGGGCTTCCGCCCCTTAAACTATCTTAAATGTCAATTCTTCTTTGTCAGAAAACCCGTTGTTCATTAAGTAACCCAACACATAATCTTGTTTTTCAATTTCGTCGGAAAACGATAAGCCGCCATCATCTATTTCCACTGTATCCGGAAGAGTGCCAGTTGTCATAAACCACACTTTTACTTTTAACATTTAGCACCTCTATGTAAAATTAATAATGAAATTATCGACGTCGATCACCGCACCTTCACGGCAGCGGAAAGATACTTCGCAGTACTCAGCGGCTTGTGGCACGCGACCCTGTATGAACCGTCCTACAGATTGCCATCCGCTCGGGGTGTTAGTAAAATTACTACTTGCACCTGCTTGGAGGGCGTTACCATCCCTATTGTAAAATGTAACGGTTAACGACCCTGCTGTTGTTCCTGTTCCCGCGGTTATTGTATTGATTTGACACGTTGTCGAGTAATAACCATGCTGTGTTACTTTTACCTTTTGAGTTAAGAAACAACTTGACGACCCGAACGATGTCATTCTCGCACCATAAGTGCCTGTTTTCTTATATGCTGTACCAACTACGCATGTTTGACTAGCAGACCCCTGATTATTAAATGACCACGATGATAAATCCCCTGTCTCAAATCCTGGATTCAATGTTGGGTTCAGTGATTTATGGAGTGGAATATTTCCCACCCCTGACAAGATATCACCGATACAATGACTTGCGGTAACATACCCATCTCCCTCAACGAAAGTTCTCAATCCTTCGTCTCCATTCTGAAAGAGATAATCATTTCCTGGTGTTTTAACAAGGGTTACATCGATGAAGGCGTTTGCCCCCACGTAGAATAATGGTTTCGTTTGCAGCGACGGGTTGTTACACACAAGTGTACACCCATTAAGGATGAGCCGCGCGCCAGTTCCTGTTACTTCCCCGTAGCGATACCACGCTGACGCGCCTGGATTTTCAATGTTAGCCGCAGAATCCATGATAACCATGGCACCGCTACCTGTTATCTTAATTGGGGTATTCAATACCGATGTGCCAGGCATCCCAATGGCAAAACTTGCGCACTCAACAAGTATCGGGCATCCCTTCATGTCGAATATTTTGCAATTTTGGAAAGTAACTGACTCTCCAGAGTCCGAAATGCCAGCCGGGAAGTGCATCGCATATGTGCCTCCAGTTGACTCCATCATAAATCCGCAATTAATGAATTTGTATCTCCAGGTACTGTTAGAGGCCCCTAAAACAATGTCAGCGGTAGAAAACATACAGTTTTCTATCTTACAATCACCATTGTAGGTGCCGTTACTGGAATCGTTATTGTTTCCAGTTAGCAGCAACCGCTGACCAATACCTTTGACCGAGCTTTTAAATTTTATACCGCGCATGGATGTACAGTGGTTCTCCGACCCATCAGGATACGGTCGGCTGGAATGGACCCACAAGCAGTAAGTGGCCGTACAACCAGTAAAGTCAATATAGGCAATGCCATTGGGGCTCTCGAAAGAATAGTACCCTAAATCTACTTCCAACCCTTGCGACCCGGTTACATAATAGGTTTTCCCAGCCTGTAACACCACATTGACTCTGTTGGACTTCGCATAAGATAGCGCCGACTGGAGCTGCTCTGTGTCAGTGCCTGGGAAATCCTCCGGCATTATAAACTTAGTTCTTCTGTTAAAAATCTCTATATAATCATCGAGATGTATACCGTCAGAGTGGGTTACTAATGAAGTCCCCGGAATCACGGATGATGCCAGGTTTTGCCGCAATAACTGATCCGTGCGCGGCTTCCAGTTACTGTCCGCCGTCGGGTCAGTGGCCGCCGTTACAATTTTTGGCAGAATGCCCGACCATGAATACCAGTTATTGTCCGCCGGGTTGTACACTGCTTTATTGCGGTCGGTACTATCGAGCGTCCCACCACTGGTAAAATCGAAATCAGCGGGCTCAAATGTTGAATTCATCAACGCATTTATCGCCACAGTGGCTGAGGCTGCGGCGTCATCGGCCGAACTAGCAGCACTATTCGCACTATTAAGTGAATTCGTAGCACTGCCCGCAGCGGCTGTAGCTGAAGCCGATGCACTCGATACAGCCGCCGATGCGGCGGCTGTCAAATCATCAACCTGCTGGAAATTGTCATCCAGTTCGTCCCACGTTAAGGGTCGACCCAGGTCTGCGCGTTTGATAATGGTCATACGATAGTCACCGTGATGTTTGAGGTTGTCCAGCGGGATAATTCGTTAAAGTCAATGGTAACATTCGCTGTGCCGCCATTCAACGTCATACTGTTAACGTAGCTGTTACCGTATGAGCCAATGACTTTGTTAATAGGTGTGTAAAGTGAACTGTACGGGACTGTTTCACCGATATCAAACCCATCCGGCTTAAAACCGTACTCCGTCGGAATCAGACCACCCGCGGCGTATTCCATGATGGCACCCTGAATGAGTGGTTCAAGGGTTGCCTGAGACGGTAGCGTACCATCATCTTTAACCTCAATGACTACCACCATGTCCACATATACGGGGCGACTGAATTTGATATCTTTGGTCATTGTCGGGTAAGTAGGCGACGTGACAGTGACCGTTACTGGTGTGCCAGCCTGATAAAGTGTGACACCCGGATTCTTTTTAAGGTAGATAGCCATTGCTACGTCGTCGTCCGTACCACCATCGATGATGGGTGCAATACTGTGACCGGGCTGACCGTTGCTGTCGGTTGTGGCTTCGTCGTTCTCATAGACACGTACACGGCGTACACCATCCACATTAAACAGTTGTCCCAGCATTGAATCAACCTGGTTGCTACCCGGCAGACCTACGGCCGTCGCTCGTTTAAGGCGTAACGACCCATCCGATTCAGCAGATGTACCGGGTGTTGCTGGAGTGGGGTTGTTAACTGACACCAGTCCGGCAACTGTGTCCACGATTGTTGTGATAGTGTTGGCGTCCGCTTCGATTTCACCAACCGTGGTACAGGTGATATCTACCGTTGCAGTACCCGAACTATCCAGCGTCCACGTCTGGTCGAGCGTGAATCGATAACCCGTCACAGATGATTCAAAGCGTGTACCCGCAGGAACCTGAGTACCGGCAACACCCGTTAACACGAACCCTGTAACAGTGGACGCAGTACCTTCACTCCTGACGGTACCTGTCAGCGCGCAAATCACATCGAGGTCATAGCCACTGGCTTTGTTCGGGTCTTTGGAGTTATAAGCCTGTTGTAACACTTCATCGAGTGCGGAGAAGATTTCAGCATCGTGCGCCATCTTCAACCCATCGGGGGTGGACGGGTCAAGATTCCAGTTACTGTCGATATCCAGATATAACTGTTTTTCTTCGTCGAACCAGTCATTCTGTGATTTTACGCTATAGCCGGTACTGGTTAATTCAGCCATTCTCGGTCACCGTTAATAATCCGTAGGAGGTCAACACGCTGGCGGTGACCGTATAAGTTTTGTTGTCGATGTCGAAATCGGTACTAAAACTGGTTAACTGCAGGACACCGGGAGTACCGGAGATACGTTCACGGAGGCGTGCTTCGCGGACATCCATAGAAGTTTGTTTGTTGAGTATCTCCTGAAACCACGGTGTACCGTCGGTCACATCCCGGAAATACTCACCCAGAAACAGACGCAGACGAGTACGTATTGTCTGTTCTATTTCCAGTTGTTCGGTGATGAACATCGAACCCCGGGTAACGATGTCACCATCTTCATCTAATTTACGCACTGTCATTAGTTATTCGGCCCCGTATTAGAACCACCGGAAGCAACGCCGCCATGAGTGTGACCATTGAGTTCTTTACCATCCAGCACCAGAGAGTTCAGTGCGGTGATGTTCCCGTCTTTATCAATGGTCACACCATTGATACTCACTGTGCCGTTTGCAAGAAGTTGGACGTTGCCGTTCCCATTAGCCATTATGCACGAACCATCACCCTTTAACCAGACGTGCTGTGACGCGTCGGCATTGCGCAAGCGTATCCCATCGTTAGAAAAACTTGCAATCAGGTTATCAAGTGAACGGATTCCCGGTACAAACATTGCGTCCTGTTTGTGATGAAAGCGTTTGACGGGATTAGCAGCAATGCCGCCAGTCTGCTTCCATCCATCAATGCAACGTTGACTGAAATGTACCATACCCTCACAACCCGGATTGACGGCGAATTCCAGTACGAAGTCATCGCCCGGAAAACTTACAGGAACGTCCACAATGGGTGGTGGGTCGAACGTAGTTTTAGCGACATCATCGGTCCGGGTGATTCCCAGTTGAATTTGTGCACGCTGTGTATCCGGGTCGAATGTCAGCACGTAACCCGGGATGCACGTGTACACGTCCTTCATGTTCTCGAAAAACGTGTCATTGGTGACGTTCTGTAAAAACGAGCGGCGCTGGTTAATGTCGGTCATGTCGCCCTCCTGTGAAAATAATGTCAAGTATACTATTGACACTCACGTCAAACAATGTAATTATTTATTCACAGGCATATAGCACATGTGTCTTTAGCGGTCCGGGGTGTCCTATTCCTTCGCATCAGCGGGTAGCCGGAATGTGTAGCCAGGCATGCACGAATGCGGTTGGTCACCGTGGCGGTTCGACCAATACAACAGGTAATGGCACTTGGACTCCCTGATATTCACAGTCGGTTGAAAAATATTCCGCTCTGGCGAGTGCCATTTCCTGTTGTAACCATCGAGTGAGGTGGTCCAATCTTGCTGACGGGTAAGCCGTAAGTGACTGGAGTAATGTTGTGAAACATAACAACAGTTGCGACGATGGTTTAGAGTTGTGGTGAATGCGTAGGCTGATACGTTAGAGACGGCACCCCTTGATGAGGACAGCGCTATCTCTGGAGAATAGTCTTGGGTACGTGTAATGCCAGAGAAAGCCGGAGTTCAGCACCGGCCACCACAAGTGTAAACCATAATCTCTCTGTTGTGCTCCTGCATGTTTGCCCCGTACTCCGGGGCTTTTTTTACAAATCCAAAAGTGTCGTAACCTGGTTGGCAACATTCGTTGCGGCTGTCTTCACATTAATGTAGCCACGCTCAATCAGTCCGGATATGGATGTGCTGGAAACGTCGTTACTGTTTAGCTGATACTGTGCCGGTTGTGAACCGTTCGCCACGCGGTCAAGCGTGACAATCTGCTGCAGTTCAGCAACAAATATCAGTCCGTTCTCATTCTCCGGGTCTTTAGAACGCCCGATACGCTGGATGACCATATTGTTCAGCGTGATTTCACCCGTATCCACTGTGAATACCTGGCCGGAGTACATGAAATCAAGCAAAGTGTTCAGTGTCGTACTGGAGCGAGTTTCATTCGAGCCACTTAACCACCCCGCGAACAGACCGGCACCGGCGGCAATGAACGGATTGTCATCGACGAGATTTGTCAATACCCCCGTGAAATCGGTGATACTGACTTTCAATGGATTATTCGATACCGCACCCGTCATCGTGTAACGAATAGGTTGATAGATGATGTGGTCCGCAATTGGCGTACCTGTCTCAATAGGGTACTGTACAATGTCCACGCTGGCGTCAAGGTCATCAGACAGGACAGCATCGAACTGAAGCGACCCAAGCTGTGGGCCGCGCTTTACCAGAAGGTTAATTAAACTCATAACATGTATGCCTTACCTTGTCTGAATCGTTCCTCAACACGTCGCCACACGTCACCGACAGTAATATAACCTTTATGGTCCGTGTCAAGCCCTGCGTTCTGATTGTACGCTTTGGACGGTGATGAGTACATCACGGTTGTGGAAGGTTTACCGATGAATGCCGGACTGAATACAGCCATGTACACGTCACCCATTGTTTTGTAACGCCCTTTGTACTGATTAAAATAATCAGTAATCGGACCTCTCACCTGTTCAGCTGCAGTCATTGATAGGATGACATTTTTATTGCGTCCGTATTTAGTCTGAAACGTACTTGTCCACCCGACATTGGTAAACTGAATCAGGCCCACCGCACCAGATTTACTGTTCTTTGACTGTGGATTGAAGTTAGACTCGGCAGAGATTACAGCCATAATCCAGTTAGGACTGATACCCAGACTTTGCCCAAGTTTACGTACCTCGGTGCGGAAATCCTGCTGCTGACTAGCATCCTCACCCTGCACACCAACACGCCCGTAAATAAGACGATTGCCGACATCACTATTTGTCGTGGTGGTATCCATTGACCCGGCACGCACAGCTTTTACAAATGTGTACCAGTCGGGACCATGTGTGTCTCCGGTATGCTGAATGGTCTGAACGTTCCAGTCACCTTCCAGTTTAGCGTCGACGGTTGTCTGGAACTCCACCGCCCCGAAATCAAATTTAGGCCATTTTGATTCAATATTAAGCACCGATGCAGGTGTCATACGGGGGTCAAGACGCATTTTGACGTCGCAGAATACACCATCGATGCCGCCGTGAAGCGTGGGCGCGTCAATCATCCCGGTCGCGGAACTGATTTTGACAGGCGTGGCTTTACGGTCATCAGATGGGAATCCGACAAATACTTGACCAGCGTACAGATGCCATTCGAAGCCATACGCTTTGGTCAGAGTATCAAATTCTTTACTAATGTCGGAGCTGACGTTGTAACCGCCAGCCATGACAATAGAGGTAAATTTGTCCTCACTATTGACAAGATATAACGGCTTCGACCAGTCCTGTGCGAGACTGGTTAAGACGTCAAACAATGTCACGCCCTTACCGAAACTTGCACTCGTTGTCCCACCGTCGAGCACATTGCTACCGCTGCGACACGTCACACGTGTGATGATGTCGGTACCGTCACGAATGGTGAAAACGTTGGTAACAAATCCAGTAAAAATCTGACCAATGCGCGACTGATACCCGGCGCGAAAAACAACGGTCTGATTCGGTTCAATCTTCGTTGTCGGTGCGAGGTTCCACAAGCGGAATTCACAGGTACTCAGGCTGTCGCCAGTATACGTTGTCACATCAAACGAACACCGGAGCATTGGGTACGACTGTGTAATAAAATTCTTTGTGTCAATGAGTATTTCATACTGGCGCAAATCCATTGTCAGTAACTCCTTTGCCGGGTCTGGTCAATCGCCTGTGGATACACCTGTGTCTCAAGATGATTTACGGTATAACGGCCAATTGCGTTACCGTCCAGTATTACGTCGCCCTGTGTGGTGAAATTACCGTTAAGCTGAATCGGACGGTTTATGGACTCCATAATCTGAGTCAACTGCTGACTTTGCTGCGCGTAATTATCAGTCACCGGACTCACTTCGGCACCGTATGAACCGTCGTTAACCGGAGATGAATTCTCCCGCTGTGGAAGCTGTTCGGTATTCGTCGTGTTATTGACGATGTTGTTATTGGCCGGGTTATACAGTGAATTATTTCGACGTAATGCGGAGAGTGTGTCATCATCTACCGTTCTGTTATCAGAATCGTTGACCCAATTCTCCCGCTTTGCCCAGAACGGTGTACCACCCCAGGCAGGAGTTTCAACAGTGGATGATTTGTTATTAATTGTCGCATCATTGGCATTTGTACCCAAGTTGTTAATCCAGTCATCCATTTTCTTAATCCACGGGATGGACTGCATTGCATTTTCATATGCCTTATATATCCCGTGTTCGGACACATCTTTCCCAAAGGAGCTGGTTTTCAACCAGTTATCAAGTCTACCTACGACACCGGATACGGTATTACTCAGACTGGTAATATCTGGTACGAGCATGTCGGCAATGGTGTTACCCAGACTCTCGAATTTTTGTTGAGTGTCAATTATGGTCTGATTGATTGCGTTCAGCGCGGCATTATGTTTCTCGGTGTACCCCATTTCAGCGGCACGGGCTTTTGATACTTCCAGCGTTGTAGCGCCGAACTCCTGCCATACTCTGACAGTAGCCGGGTCGAGACCTAAAATATCAGCCACGTTGCTCTGACGCGTCGTATCGAGGCGCTGGAATTGTCCGGCGATGTCGCTGTAAATATCCTCGCGTGTGCGCCCCGTGGGATTATCGACACGGATTCCCGCAACCGCCAGTTGCTGAATCATCCCGGCGTCACCGGTCTGAATGCGGTTAATTCCACGCTCAATATTTAAAAGGCTGTTTGTCGTTGCTTGTCGGTCGCCGCCACGCTGTTCAGCCAGCGCACCGAGTCCATAAACCTCAGTTGGTCCGAACTGACTGGTTACAAGCTGGTTGTTCAGGTCGTAAGCCTGTTGCGCTTTCTTCGACTCAAACGCCCACGCTGCGCCGACACCCGCGGCAACACCGGACATCGCAAGTCCGGCACCTTTAAAAGTGGCGACCAGACTCATGATGCGTGATTTTGAATTTTCTACGCCGGTTTTAACGCCCTGGTCGAGGGACTTACCGACATCGTCCATCTGACTACCGGCTTGCTCCGCCGATTTGCCGAGATTATCAATGTCTTTTTCAGCCTGTTCAGCACCTTTACCATCGTAAGAGATACCGAGGCCGACGAGGAACTGCGTGATGATGTTAGCCATTATTCAGGCACCCACAGAAGATGATTATCAACGCCGAGGTTATCAATGGTTACCTCATCACCCACAAAGAAGAAGCGACCCAGTCCGGCGCGGTATGCTTTACTGACCTCAGCATTCGGGACAAGCATTGCACCGGTGATGTAGTTGATACCATCCTGTGAGACAGTCATTGTCCACGCGGGCTTGTCGGTGTAACTGATGTAATCCAGCGCAAAGTCGAGAACGTTGTCGCCCAACTTGACCGTAAAGGTCTGATGAGAGTTGGACGCGCCGTTATTTAGGGGAATTTCTTGCATTGTTTATCGCCTCAATATACTTACCCTGCAATTCATCCATCGCAAAGTGAAATTGTTCGACTTCAGCAAGCGATATTGTACCATCTTTTAACTGCGCCCATGTACAAAGAGGTGGACATACTCCCTCAATACCCGTGCAAACCCGCATGAAGTACCAGTTGACCGGGCTGGGTCGCCCGGTATCCTTTACTCGTCTTTGTTTGCGTTTTGCACGTAATCGAAAAAATCAGCGTAAACCCACAGGAACAATTCAGCCAGCAGAGTATTCAGCGTCATCATTTTACCGGGGAAATCATTCACCGTGATTTTCGTGTTGGTACCCGCTGTCAACGCTTTGCTCAGGAGTACCTCGACAATGCGTTGCTTGATGTGATGCGGTACAGCGGTGAGCAACAGGGTTACATCTTTGACGCCAAGTTCACCGCCGTTTTTGTAAACGTTGGCAGCGTGTGCGATAAACTGCGCGCTCACCAGGGATAACAGTTCATCCTGCTCAATTGCGGAAGGCATCGCGGCGTTCACGGTGATGTCGCCAGCGGTAAAAGTTTTAACGAGTGACATTGTTATTTCTCCGGTTGTTAGTCGTTACAGTGTACACTTGACGAAATCATCAATCAATTGTTGACGACGGCGTCAAGGTGGGTTATAGTCACCTTGACAGAACAACAGGAGAGTAGAGAAATGATTCGTGAACAAGACCGTAAAGCATGGCGCAAATTTAAAATTCAGTTGGCAGTCATCATGGCTGCAGCACTGTCGGCAACAATTTACTGCAACAGCGCCGACGCTGCACAGGGTGAGCAATTCCGGATTTATGACGGGCAGACCGACACGATTTGCACGTATCATGAAAACGAATTTGGTTATGCGGAAAGTGATGACCCGGCGTATATGGGTACCGGCGTTTGCTGGCGTAAAGATATGATGGATAAAGCAAACTTTCATATTCGGAGCAAAAGAAAATGAGAAGAGTGACAAAAGAAGATCTGAGTGTACAAATCGACCGACTGCGCAAAATAAAAGATGAGCAAGGTCAGTTATCGATGAGTAGTGAGTACACGCTTCAAGCGTATGAGATGCTCCTGGCGACGATGGAGGCCGAGCCGGATTGTAATGAGCGCCAGCTTTTCTGTTCAACCGATACGTCGAGGATGAAGAAGGTAATTTCTGTCTCTGCTGGGACCGAGGGTACGCCACTATATCGCCACGCGCAGCCAGCGCCGGCAGTGCAATGCCCATTCCCTTGTGGATGGGACAATTTGAACAAATTGGCTATTCAGGATGCCGCGTTCGTTGCTCGTGGCTTAGTCGAAGGTGAGCCAACTACTGAGGCGCAACGTCAGGCCGCCATATCGAACAATGACCGGCTGCTGAAAGTTATTTCCGCCTGCCGCGCCGCCATGCTCAACCAGAAATAACTAAGGGGCCAATCGGCCCCTTTCGTTTAGCTTGCTGGACCCTTTGTTGCAGTCCATGAATTGAACTCAAAAATCCACTGGTCATCGGTAATTGTCTGACCACCACGCCCGCGCGGACCATCGTTCACAATCACACCTTCCGCACCGACAGCAGCATCAAGCGTGCCAATCTGAGTATAGGTTAACTCGATGTTAGCCTTGCTCAGAAACAGCCCGTTGATATACGCGGAGTCAGCTGAACCAGGGTTGAGGTTCAGCGTGACACGACGACCCGGGTTAATGCGGTCCAGACGAATAGCATTACCGCCCAGACCACGGCGCAACGCAGTGGACGCGTCAATCGGTTCATCGGTGTACGGTGGGTCAGACTCCCCGAAATCAGAAATGATTCGGCCATTAATCGTGATGACCGTGTTACTTGTGGAAAAGTTTTCTAATGACATCGGTCATTCTCCATTAATAAACGTCAACGGTGACGTCACAGATGCGGATGCTGCCAGCTTTGAACACACGCATGTTAATCGGTGCAGACTTACGTGCCGCGCGGTCAGAATCGGACAGGTCGAGAATATCCGTCGCTTTGGTCAGCACTTCGAAGCCATCGGTGTACGCTTCCAGACCAGTGTCGGGGCTGGTGTAATTGCGCGGGCCGAGATAGCGGTTACGGATGTACTGTTTACCGACACGTTTGGCCGCACCAATGAGCGCTTCCTGACCAACCGGAGTCTGCGGAAGTTTGGTGGTCTGATTAACGATGGTGTTGTACAGTTCCACGCGCAGAGAGTTCACGAAGGCGTCCAAATCGACGATATCGGAAATAGACTCACCGTAGGTGCTGTGTGACCACGTCTGTAACCAGCGACCACTGTCAGCGCTACCTTGCAGGTCGAGCACACTGTAGAATGCGCAGCGTTTGGTAACCATCGCGTTCTGTTCGGTGTCGGACAGGTCTTCAGCAGCAACACCAGGAGATTTCTTAAACTCAGTGTCAATAGTGCTGTTGTCGGCGCTGTAATTGACTGAGGCAGAATGCTTGATAAGCGCATAGGCCGCATATGGGTCAGTTGCGTGAGCCACGGTGAATGCGTGACGATAGCCCAGCGTGTTCAGCTGTGAACAGATGTCATCGTTGGCGTCCGGGTTGCGAATTTTAACCACAGCCTCACCGGTCTGGCTGTTCGGGAACATGACACTGTTCTCTTCACACCAGGATGCGATCAACAATACGTCTGCCTCTGTTGCCAGCACGTCTTTGGTAACGAGGGTCCAGTACCAGTAATGCTTGTCAAATGCTTTGGTCAGCGTTGCTTTGATATCGGCATCATCGTCAGCGGTAGCCCACACGGTGAGTTTCGGTACCGCCGGAGTAGAGCCGAGGAATTTGGCACCGGCCTTGTACGTCTCGGTTGTGGTGGCAAAGTCAGCAGCGAGGGAAGCGGTGGAATAGTAGGTGCGCACCGTGTCTTCGGTGAAACCTACCGGGAGTTCAGAGTTTTTAGCAAACAACATCGCGGAAGCGAAGTTTGCCGTACTCAATCCCGCCGGAGAAATCCGGGTTGTAATGGGGATGATTTGTTCAATTGGAAAAGACATTTACGAGTCCTCGTAAGTTACAGTGTGCACACGTTGACCATTATATCGAAATTTCACCGGATTGATAGTTCACACCGGGTTCGGCGTCAACATATCTTAACTGAAGCGTGCCATTTTCGAAATATACCTGGTCCATACCCTCACCAATGGTGAAAGGAACGTGCAGAATATTATTCACTGTCACCGTGTTCACCGCTTCGTAAAGCAGTTTAACGATGATTTGCGCACGCTGTTCGAAGTTACTCGCCTGCAGCGCTGTCAGATTATTAACAGGTTCGGTCCCACCCCATCCGATACCGGCTTTCCACAGGGGCCAGCATACGTCCGGGCGCTTATGACATTCCTTCAGCATTTCGGCGTACCGCATTGCTTCACCACGGAAGAAATTAATTTCACAGGATGCGACAATCTGCGCGCGAATTTCATACACGATAGTATCATTTGCGCCGTCAGTCATGATGATGTTCGCCTGACCGCGTTCACGAATGCTCTGACGTGGACGCACAGACGCGTAGGGGCCGTTCGGAGACGGTCCGTTGGGGTCGGCAAGGATACACTCGCTGACGCCCGTCACGTTGAGTATATGCGGCCTGAGAGCCGCAAAGATTTCATTGTTGGTCATAGCGGTCCACGATTACCTTACAGTATTTACGCCACGGGCGATTGTCGGTGCGAATAACTTTCCAGCGCTGACCCAGGAACACCCATTCACCATCGAGTGCAATTGAGTCGAGGTCACCATTGTTAACGTATATTTTACGTGGGTCAACGATGCGCTGACCACCTTGTTGCAAGAAATCAAGTTCCTTGTCACTCAGTGGCTGAATGTTCACCGTGAATGCAACTGGTGCGGATGTCACGGGTGTCCAGATACCGTCCACGTATGAGCCAGATTTACCCACATGTGTCGCCGGTACAGATTTAAACACGTTGTCAATATGACCACGCATTGACAGACTCATAAGATACCCTCGTCAGGTTTTTCGTTGCTGACCTTGTACGTTACGCTTGCGCGTAGTGCACCGGTGTCGATAAGTGGATTGTCCGAACCTTTCTGTTCGATTGTGTAATCGCTGTTCGGTGGCGTGCGAAGGTCAGTCATGTACTGCTGCACCGCACCGACTGCGAATGCGCCCACTTGTTCAAGCACATGGTCAAGCGGTAAATCATTAGCCATGCCGTGAGCGATGGTGTCCACGATGTCCTGTTTACCACTTTGCACACCGGGTATCAGCCAGGGGCGCGGCGGGATAGGTGCGGGATTACCGTATAATTTGTTATCCGGGTTACCGTAATTCAGCAATGCGCCAAGCTGGGCATTTGTCATACCAGAGTCAGGATGTTCACCTGCGTCCGAATGGATGCCGACAGTCACAGTCTTTTGACCGGCTTTAGCGTATTGCTCCAGTTTCGAACGTATTGCCTGTTTGGCTTGCTGTAGCGCTTTAATGTTGACTGACATAGTGTACCCTCGTTTGTCAAGACATTATCACACAACGTTGCGCCAGTATCCACATACCCCGTTGAAACTCGTTCGGGGTACTTCATCGGGGTATAAAAAACTCTTTAGTTTTCAGTACTATACTACTTATTACCCCTATACCCTTATAAAATAGTAATTAGTATAGTAGTAAGATAGTAAAAGAATGTATATATACAGCATACAAACAGTAATAAGAGGGAAGGGAGAATATAGCAAAAATGTACGGGGTTTTCGGTTATGCTCGTAAACCTATGATTGTGAAAGTAAATTTGCAACCCCGATAGCTCGGGTATTTCGGGGTAAAATGAGGTATTGACGGATTCGTCAGCCACTGATACACTCATTCTATAAATTACAGAGAGGATTTCACCAGTGACTAGCGAACTAATTCTATTATTTCTGTCAGTAAATCCTGACTCCACTTTTAACGAAATGATAAAATGTATGAGTATCAACGTGGGGTCAGCTTACTCAACAGTTGGCAATCTTAAAAAGTCTGGCAACATCGTATCGACGTCTAAGAGGCCACGGCGGTACAGTCTCACGAAAGAATTTACCGCAAAAAGTGAAGTATACGATGAGTACGTTCACCGGGTTATTGCGGCTGGTGCCAGCACTGTGGAAAGTGTTGTCAAAGTTAGCGGACTGTCATCTTACAGGGTTGCATTGTCCATCAGAAGACTGAAGAATTTGAACAAAATATCGACGATTACCGGTATGGGAATCACGTTGAATGAATTACCTGTTGACTTAAAACTAAAACCCTGGACAACAAAAGAAATGCGAACGCTGGAAGATTTAGCGGGGAGAGTACCAATCTCTGAGATTTGTGAGACATTGGGTAGAACACGAAATAGTATTCAGATGAAGTGTCATTTGCTTGGATTATCACTGGTAACACATACGTGCAGGAAAGGACACCGCATGGTCGAACGGAAAACTGGAAAATGGGTTTGCAATGAGTGTCACTCCCAGGCGGAAAGATTGAGACGTGTGGTCAATAAAGCATAAGTCCGGAACCACCCTGTTCGTGACCACAAGTCGCATTACAGCGGTGAATCGTAGAGAAATGGGGTGGAGGGTCACCAGTATGCTAACAAAACACTATCTCAACTTCTTCATCATCAGAGGCATCGCAGTTGAAGATGAAGGTTATTTGTGTGCTGACAAGGTCATCATGAAGTATTACGGTCGTCACTACGCCGGGAGGATTGGTAAATAAAGCCCCGTAAGGGGCTTAAACGGCTAAAGCACCCATTCCGACACGCTTACGCAGTCTGTAGAACTGCTGGCCATACACGGACCAGGTTAGCCAGTCGTTATTGACCTCAAGCATTGCCGGGACACGATACGAAATAGACTCATCCCCTACGGATTTTGTCGCCACGTTCAGACGTGCTTCCTGATTGACATCACTGTTCAGTCCTTCCGGATAGTAAACAGACAACCAGTGCGCGGCATAATAGAAGAGTCCGCGCTGCTTCAGGTTGTGACACTCTGCCTCATAACCTCCCCAGCGCTTGCTCCCTGTCTCCGTGTCAGCCTCACACAATGCGTACTGAATGAGGCTGTCCGGGAAATCGGTGGTGGACGAGAAAGCCTGACCGCCGAGCGGCCAGATGCGAAAATCTGCGATGACTTCAGCGGTGATATCCATGTTACATACCCACAGTGAATACAGCGACGACTTTGGCGATATCGGTGCCGGTGATACCAGACAGTACGATGCGGCCTTTCGTGGCCGATGTGTTGAACACCGGGAGACTGTATGTCGCTGCCGCGCCACATTTCGTTGCATCCACGCTCACATCGCCGGTGCCGGGTGCCATCCACTGACCAGGGAGTAACTTCATCGTTGGTGTGACGGTACCAGCTGTCGGCGTAACGATAGCGCCACTGGAGTTGTAGAACGCCACACGGAAGTCGCATTTGTTGTGATTCTGGTCAATGAGTCCAGTCTCATACGTGCCGTCAGCTGTTGTAGTCAGTGTGATAGTGTATTGATAACCGCTCATAGATTGACCCCGTTATAGCTTACGAACTGACCATTCTGAATGACCAGTCCTGGAATTGTTGGTGGTTCGGCCCAGCGCAAATGTGATGCAATGTTCTGCGCCGCGTTAGTGTCACGATTCGTCAGTACCAGATTAAGCACTGCACCGGGTAAAAGCAATTGTGGACTTTGGATTGCGCGCAACGCGCTACCCGCACCCTGGTTACTTGTGGTACCGAAAATATAACGAACAGAACGAGTCTGGATGCCGTCTGCCGTTACCGTTGCACCGCTGTAGATGTTGGCCGTATTGGTCTGTGCAATGATGTCATTGGCGTTGTTGATTTCGGTAACGAGTGTACCACCGGTGTATGTGGGTGCGCGAAAGATTGCAGCGTTCACACCGACGCCATCGTATGATAACTGACGGTCAAAGAGGATTACAGGACGTGACCCGGCGACAAAGATGGTCTTATTCGATGCACCTGCGGCAACGCTGGTAACAGTGGAAGCCTCAAAAACATACCCCTGTCTCTCCCAGATATCCAGGAGTTCGGACAGGGGCTGTTGTGAGGGTGGAATTACATTTGACGGAAAAGCCATTTCACACCCCTATGTTAATTAAGAGGCGGCTTTTGCTACCTCAATTTCTTGCTGAAGTCGTGACTTCTTCCAGCGCGCGTCAACTTTGATACCCAGTTCTTCGGCTTCCGCACGAAGTTCGTCGATGGTCACATCCTCGGCGTCTGAGTCAGGATTGACCAGTTCGCCACTTGTGACAACCAGTTCGCCTGCTTCCTGATACGCACTAACCAGGCTGTAAATCGCCGGAGTAACTTCGAATTCTTTCGAATCACCCGGTGCCAGCATGCGTTTCATCACATCTTCATCACCCGGCATCATGAACGGGCGCGCGGAAATATTTTTCACAGTAATCATAAATCACCTTTAGTTGCAATACATACCCGTTGTTATTTTACCCACAACAACTTGTCCTGTCCAGAATCATAGATACGTGAGACACCTTCTGATTCATACCATTGTGTCTGCGTCATTCCGTCTGGTGCGCGGTTCCACTTCTCACGTGATTCAGTTGTGCAACCATTTACAATCCGAAACCCCACTGTCGTGGCTGAAAGTGTGAAACCAGCATTGGTATAACTGGAACCGCTAAACAAATCCCGGTCAACATATGAATAAGCGCGGATGATGTTGTTAACCATGGTAGCATGTTTCCACAGGCGGGACAGTCCACCCGGAACATTACACGCAGTTGCATATCGTACCAGTTCCCATTCATTCTTTTTCTGCCAGTTTGTCAGACTGATTACGGCGACTAATGTGTCATCGTGTTGCAGACCATAATGAACGGTCGCACCACGGAAACCCTGTACGTGATGTTTCTCCATGAACGTCTTCGCTTCAGACGTCGAAACTTCCACGATATTACATTTGCGGGCAAACACTTTGTTGGATGTCACGCCGAGTGCATTACGAATAATATTTTCCACCTGTTCGCGTCGCTCATTCCAGATGTCCTCACGAATGCTTATCAGACGGTATCCAGCGGCTTCCACGCGATGACGCTTGGCGATGTGATACTTCTTGTCCTTCGTGCGCTCATCGTGCCAGTACAGGCCGTTAAATTCGATTGCCAGATTATGTGATGGTACTGCTGCATCGAGTTCCAGTGGTCCAATGATTGTACGGTCGGATTGTACCGCATCGGGACAGATGGAACGGACGAAGTTGAAGACTTCTGTTTCGGCTTTCGATACTCCCGATTTGGAGCATTTAGGGCAGCCAGCACCCCTGAGGTGTGAATATATATTTTGTTTGAAATCACCGTGTGTCCGACACGTTATGGTTATCTTCTTTTTACCACCTCTGCAAACAGTTTTGGAATAATCGTATTTGTTCCCATGAACTTTTTCAGCGTCTTTTATGAAGCTATCAAGGGTCTTCCATTGTGATTCCCCACGTTTTGCCAGTGCACATTCTTTACATTCCGCACCGTTATGGACATGGTTGTTAATTGTCATTTCGTAGGCACCGTGAATCGGACACACGATTGTCATTTTGTCCACTACTGACACAAAAGATTCACGAACGTAGGTATATTTACCGTTATGGATTTTTTGTGCACTCAGTATTGAATGATTGTAGACTTTTTCAAGTCGACACTCATTACAAGGGTCATTAGTTCTCAGGTGCCCCTGGGGCGTTTGTTCGAAATCCCCATGTGTTCGACACGTTATTGTCACGGGTGTTTTGTTGTTTACATATTGAACTTTACTATAGTCGTATTTGTCACCATGCTTCGCTTTCGCCTTCTCGATGAACAACGTGGAGTTATCGGTTCTCCCTCTATCAGCACATTTCGGACACCCGATTTTAGAGTTACCCAAGTGATTTCTCGGAACAACGGTGAAATCTCCGTGCTTCTTGCACGTAACTATGACTTTTTCGTCACTGTGTACATATTTTGTCTTGGTATAGTCGTATTTGTCACCATGCTTCGCTTTCGCCTTCTCGATGAATGTGGTGTTGGATAACCTCCCACCGGCTCTACACTTCGGACATCCTTGCCCAAATGAGTGTTTCGCTGGTTTTTGTGAGAACTCACCGTGTATTCGACATATTATTGTCACTGGTGTTTGGCTGTCGACGTATTCCACTTTGCTGTAATCATACACGTCACCATGTTTTGCTTTTGCCTTCTCGATGAACGTTATCATGTGTAATTCCCGAATTTACTAAGTTGTGGAACACAATATACCCCATAAAAAGGCAAAAGAAAAGCCCTCCGAAGAGGGCTTGGGTGTCGCTGAGGGTAGGTATTACAGCATATCGAGGTAGATTGCACTCAGAGGATAGCGGATTTCGGTGCCTGAAATCTTATACTCTGCCGGTACAGTTACGGCCAGACTTTTGTTCTGTGGTGCCAACATACGGAACGGAATCGGCTTAGCAACACCCAGGTTGCGGTCGTTCTTCTCGTAGATGAGCACGCGGTCTTTCGAACTGTTGGACACACCACCTGCGGCCAGTTCCGCAGCGGTCAGCTGGTAACGAACCTGAATATCAATTTCCTGCCCGGTCATCAGGGTGAAGGAGTTATTGATTTTGAAATGCTCCATAACGGTGCGGTCAGTATACCCGGTCATCAGCGTACTGTTCATGCGCTTCCACAGGTCCGGGAATACGCGAATGGTATTCGGCAGGTGGAAGTTTTTGGACAGTTTGATGATGTCGAACAGCGGGTCGTTGAGCATGTTAAACAGCTCCTGACCGGTGGCGGTGGTATAATTGACAGTCGCCTTAGTCACGGTCACATTGCTGTTGTTGAACAGACCAGCCATTCCCAGTTGTGAGTCACCGAAGTAAGCCACTTTCTGACTGTGTTCTTCATAGCCACGATACGCCAACTGTTGCTGCATGGTGTCGATCGGCATGTTCTGAGACGCAGTGGTGCGCAGCTCGTCGATGCTGTAGTGACACTCAATACCACCGTAGTTCAGCGGTACAGTGTGGAGTTTCGCAGACTGAGCAACGCGCGGCAGGTCCATAGCGTTTGCGCCGATGAACTTCCCAACCGTAACACCATCGTATGACCGGTACTGCCAAGTCGTTGCAAACTCCGGAATGCCGGACACAACCGGAATATCCTGCAGATAGGTAATATCCGCATACGGAGTCGCATAAATGGTCTGCTCAATCTGTGCCAGCTGAGAGATGTAGAACGCAATACCACCATCAGCATCACGGAATTCAGCCGGAACGTTGATGGCGTTCTGACCATCCAGATACTGTTTGACCCACGGGTTGCCCGCGATAGTCTGTGCATCAAGTACAACGCTGTTTAACTTATCCATTGTTAACCCCCAACAACCAGAGACAGTTTAGCCAGACCACCGGATGCTGCGGCAGTGAGGAATTTAGCGCCAGGAATGGCAACCGACAGAGTTACTGCGGAACCCTCTGTCTTAGCGAAATCGCCGGTCTGAGTTGCGCCAACACGCAGGAATGCGGCGTCACCAACGGCAACATCCTCCGCTACGGTTACCCAGATTACGCCAGCAGTGAGCACAGATGCCGGACGGTCAACCGGAGCACCGAAAGTTGCACCGTCAGCGTATGAGCGGTTCAGTTCACGAACCAGTACGCCCACGAAGTTGTCAGCTGTGGAGCCGGCAGTTGCAGCCTTAAAGCCTTTCTCGCCGCTACGTACAACACCTTTACCATATGCGACGGTTGCGGTGTCATCGTTGATTTTGGAAACGATGTTCGCTACTTGTCCGTCGGCGACCATCCCGGTAAAGGCTGCGTCGTGATTCAGACCGTAGCTGGTTGCAGTAATAGCCATCTATGTCACCCTTATTTAAGTTTGCCAGTCTGACGCAGCAGTGCTTCTTGTGCGCGGGACAGTACAGGTTTTGCGTCGGCTACCGGCTGTTTGATGTCTTTAGCGCCATCTTTAGCCAGTTGCTCAAGCTGTGAGTCTACCACAGGTTTCACCGGTTCTTCTACAGCCATGTCGAAAGCGGCTTCAACATAGGCGGCAGATTTATCAGCCCAGTCAACGGATGGACGTTTGACAGCAAGAGCGGCACGTTTGATTGCAACCGGGTCCATGCTGTCACAGGTGAATTCATCGCCAGCAACTTTACGCGCTGAGGTGGTAACACGTGCAATTGCTTCCACGCGTGCTTTCAGGGCTTCGTCGCTGCATTTGGTGGTCAGGTCGGCAACCTGTTCCAGTGCTGCGTCGAGTTGGGCCTGTGCGGTTTCTTTGGCGGCTTCGGCGTCACTGACACGCTGTTCTAAGCGTTTGAACGCATCTACTACCGCAGCATCCGCCACATCGACTTTTAGCCCGGTGTCAGTGGTGATTTGATACATGGGTTTTTTCTCCATATTATCGAAGATACGCGCCATTGCACCCGCACGAGCACGGTCAACAATTGCAACGTGGTTAATTTTAATCCGGGTTTGTCGGAAGTCGTATGGTTCACCTTCCGGCGTTGTCCCTGGTGTACAATCATACACCGCCGTGTAACCCGCTGACAACTCACACTTGCCGGTTTCGACAGCCTTAATCGCGTCTTTATCCTTGATAACCATATCCACAATGACAAAATCGCCGTCCTGACGACCAACACTCGTTACAACACCGACGGAAGTGTTACGGTACGTGGAAGCATTGACGAGTGTGGAAGGATGGTTATTCGTGACATCTGCGCCGAGATAGCTTTGAAGTGATTCATCGTTAAACACTTCTTCGGCGGGACGGTATACACGGATAATGTCGTTCGGTGCGCGGTCTTTCAGTCCCAGTTCCGAAGCGAGATATTCCTGAATACCAGTACGAGCGGCTTTACCCGGTACACGCAGGAATCCCTCATCCGTGTAAACACGTTGGGAATTCAGTGCGAAACTTTTACGGTCATTAATGGTGATTTGCATTGACGAATCCGTCAGAGTATGCCATAGTGATAATCGTTGAACACATAATACATATATTTCACAGGAGATACAACATGGCTCAATACGTCTACCATCTCGGTACGCCTGAGATGTTTGCGCGGATGTCCGAAGGTGTAACCCATTTGTTTCGCAACAAGTTAAACGGCATTGTCAAGGGCATATGTTTGCCCGATGTGATTGCGACATATAGTGCTCGGCTCGATCAGGAACTTATTGCACAACGTGAACGTGTCACCGATGCGGCACCCGCGGTAACCAATGACAATGTCAACCACCCGTCACACTACACACAGGGTGGTATCGAGTGTATCGATGCTATTAAGGCCGCCACCGTTGGTAAAACCGGTATCGAGGCGGTATGTGTGGCGAATGCCATTAAATATCTGTGGCGCTATGAAGAGAAGAACGGTCTGGAAGACGTGAAAAAGGCCCGCTGGTATCTTGAGCGTCTGATTAATGAACTGTCGGAGAGCAACAAATGAACACACCATACGCATACGAAGTGACAACCAACCGCGGTACGACATATCTGGTCCGCGCGGGCAGTGTGGCGCATAACAACGCTGTTATGTTCGGGTATAAACTGAAACCGTTATACGAGGGTGAGTGATGATGACTACACATGAATTAAAAATACTCCCGGAACATTTTCTCCCCGTTCTGGACGGTTTAAAACTTGCTGAATTGCGTAAGAATGACCGTGATTTTCGAGTTGGAGACAAATTATTACTCATGGAATGGGATGGTGAGTACACCGGCAATGCGTGTACCAGAAAAATAATACATGTCGCAGATGTGGGGTCTTATCTTCCGGGTTTTGTATTATTGAGTATCCAACCATGAGCACAACCATCCCACGCTACCCAACCGGGACACTTGTGAAGTTATTCCCCGATGGTGTCGTTACTGGCACTGTTGAAAATGTTGTTGCAAATGACCCGCCGCAGTACTGGGTCAAATGGGACGATGGTAATTACAGCTGTCACGCACAGCGCGATTTGAAACGAGTGGGGACATTGTATGGACCTTCTTATGCTTAGTGTCGGCGTTGTGATTTGGGTCGTATATTTAAGTTGACGAGTTCGTCAGGGATGACGTATAATCAGTTTATCAACAACAGAGAGGATGAGACGAAATGAACACTTTACTTCCTGGATACAACCGCCCCGTATCAGAGGCGCGCATTGTCGATAGAGAACTATTACAGGTCGCACAACAGCTTGCGCGCAAGCGTGAGGGTTGGGCGCTCGCTAACGCTGTGTTACGTGAGGCGTATGGAAAATGAAATATAAACCTGTCAAAGCGGTAATGCTCCGCAACAATGACAAATTTATCGATGTGGACGGTATTGTCATCGTGACAAACTTCAAAATGAACTTCCGCGAGGATATCGTGACATTCACCGCGACTAAAGAAGACGGTTCGATATCTGAGCGCTGGATAGCGATGGACCGACTTGTCAATAAGGTGACATCGTGAGTCGGGTGGTCAATTACAACAACGGTGCATTTTAACACCCCGGGCAAAGTGGAAAAATTCTTCGAGGAGATGAACGGATGATACAGATATTGGAGTGATTTCTGTGGCGTCGTAATCGCTTTGAGCATCGCGTATATGCTCGTTATTGCATGATGCTGGATTTGAATAAGTTTCTTAGCGAATGTTACAACAACAATTTATACGGTTGCCGCAAACACCCGGTTATCTATAATGATATGTGCCGCATTGTGAGAGGTGGGAAATGAGAGAAATTCAATGGTGGGAATGGCTTCTGATAGTCGAAACGTGCATCGTTATGTTCTGGATGTTGACCAAATCTTTCGGATGGTTGTTTGGTATTTTCATGACATTAATTTTTAAAAGGGATTTCGAACAAGAAGCAATCGACAAGGTTTTTTAAAACCGTAACATTAAACCCGGTCAAACCGTGGTTATCAAATACAAAAATGGTGTTGTGGTCACGATGTCAAAAGATTAACGCTTCTTATATCGCTCCACCGCTGCCGCTGTGACTGGTCTCGCTATACAGCGGCAATTTATTGGTTGACCCGGGAATGTCGGCACACCGTCGACAACAGGCAAATCATCCCATCGAAATATGCCCGGACCGTACCCCACATCACGTTTGGCGACCTCCACATGACTATGACGTACCCGCTCATCCTGTGACGTTACCCACGTGAAATACTCAATGCCGGAATTAACTTGACGAATACGGTTCATGTCACCTTGTATCTTCCCATACTGGTCTGCGGCAATTAATTTAGCGCGACGTTCCGTGATACCAAATTGTTTAACGAGTGCTTCCTCGATGTAACTGGGGCGCATACCGTTACGCATATTGGTCATGATAATGTTCTGCACCTGCTCCAGATACTGAGCCGGAATGGACTGAATAAGTTTAGCATTCTGATACGATGCAGCACTGAGATATTCCTGTAACTGCGTATCGCCACCGTACAGATTGATAGCGAATGAGCGGGCGTTATCCTTTGCCGCAGTCTGTACAAACTGTGATGCGATGGTCTCGGCCTGGCGACGAGCAAACGCACCGAGCCACCGCGTAAGCAACTGTGTGATTGCGGAGGTGATAGTGTCACTCCAGCCGTCAGCGGTGTACTCCGGCGCAAGCTGTTTCACTAGTGGTACGATGTTGGCGTCCACATCCTCACGAACAAGCTGTGCAACCTGTTTTAGCTGGCGATAATAATTTAGCTCTGTTTGTCGTGACATGCTTGACGACCTCGTCAGTATGGTGTAGAGTGTATGTGTTAGTTAAATATTATCACAGGAGAGACAAAATGACATTACTGGAAATATTGCGTCAGGAATTACCAAAACGTGGCGGCTGGCCGGAGGGTGCGGACTACGTGGTACAAGATGGTGATGGGTCGAACGATGTAAAATTCGGAGCAGGAGAAACAACTGTTGAATTTGATGACCGAATGACGTGGGTGAACAATATCGACCCCGAATGGGGTATTGATACCGTTGAATCGTATATTCGTGATATCGCGACCTTAGCCGACGACCACTCAACAGCAATCGTCACACGTGAACAATATGAGGCGACTGGTTGGGATGGTACAGGTTTGCCTCCGGCTGGTTGTGAGTGTGAGTATCAATACAAGGTTCACGGGAGCGAATGGCGCAGTTTTGAGTGCATTGCTGTTGATGGTAAGGCAGTTTTCGGCTGGAGCAACAATACTCCGATAGCTTTGCAATCAAATACGCACAATTTTCGCCCCATCCGCTCAGAAGCGGAACGCGCGATTGATGAAATGGTTCGGCTGTCCGGAGTGTCAATTGGTGCGGCTAAGATTCTGTATGATGCGGGGTATCGGAAGGATTAACCAAACTGGCCCGTTACTGGGCCAGTTTTTCCATTATCTCATCATGTGACAGTCCGTCGGCTACGTATCCGTTGTAGCGTATCCAGAATGCGTCCGTGGTCTGCTCGTCAGGCTCCGGGCGTTGCACAGTGGACATCTCTTTCTCAGTCTCCGACTGTTCATCAATCTGACCGTCTTCAAACTGATACTCTTCGGCGGCTTCCAGATTGCGTTGCACCTGTGACACGGTGATAACACCCTCGGCAAGATACAACATATCTTTATCTGCTCGAGTTTTAGCAGCCTGTGCAATCTGTAGCTCGTTAGGCTGTGCGAGTGGATTCCACACGTAGTTGAAGTCGTCAGGCCAGTAACCCAAGGCGCTACGTACCAGCACCTCATCGAGCTGGCGCAACCCCGGGTCAACCTGTGTCAGCTGTTTGGAGCGGATGGAGTTGTTGTAGTTGTTCATGTCCCCTTCGCCGGTGGCGTTCATGCCCTTAGCAGAGGTACCGAACAGGCGCGTAACGGGAATATCAGCCGCACCACTAATCCACGTCATGAACGTCTCAAGCACCGGTGCAACACCGCCCAGGTCGAGCGTCTTACGTTCGTATGACTCATCACCGTCCAGCAGGGCCATCTGCACCAGTGACTTCATCTGACTGAACAGTGTGTAACGCGACACAATTGCATCATCCTGGTCACTGGCTAACTCGTCGGACAGTCCCTCACGTTTGACCACATCGACGTTTGCCTCCTGCATCAGTTCCGCGATGCCATCCTTTGACGCAACCATGTCCATGATGTCGTCGAGGCACACACGTAACTCACTGTCACCCCATCCCTGCGTCTGGACCATCTGGCGACGAGGGATACGCTTGCCACTGAAACGCGCAAAATGGGTCCAGTGGATTTGCTGCCCACCACCGGTGATAGTGTAATACTCCGGCATCATGTAGTTGGGTGCCAGAATGTCCCAGGTGTTCATCGTGAGCGGTGACATGTCGTGGCGGTCAAACACGATGCAACGCTTCAAATCACCCTTACGAATACGGCGCACGTCGAGCGGCCTTGACAAGTCTTGACCGGTCAGCATGAGAATACCGCCGCCGCCGTACAGACGCGCCCATGTGACAGCCTCCTGCACGCTGGCAGGTATCATCAGGCGGTCTTCTTCGATACGGATGTCATCGGCTTCCTTGCACTTGATGGTGCGCCACTCACGGCACATATCTTCGGCGGGTATTTCCACAATCTGACGAGCCAGCCAGTTCGTCTGGTAAGCCGCGTCAAGTTGTTGCCAGTTAGACAGCGCAGCATACTGGAACATGTTGTGAGAGCGTTTCGCTTTCCACGTTCCGAGGCCAGACACGACGTTGACCAGCCCGTCGGTGGTGTGAAGGTTTGGTTTAGCAGCCTTAGCCATGTTTATAAAATCTCCGACGCTGTTCGGCGTGCGAGTAATCCGCGACTATTGGCAATGATAAACGAATCCGCGATGTTTGGCGACATGATGTCTCGTTTTGCCAAATCTTTTTTACTTTCAACCTTTACTTTACCACTATTGTCGAAGTCCCGCATTGGCGTAGACAACTCGTCGATGAGTTTGTCCAGCAGTTTTGCATCGATATCACTTGACAAGCTAATCATCTGGTCAACCGGAAACTCCCGACCCTTTGTGACAGCCAGGTACGTATTGCGGAACCGGTCAGCAGTGAGCCACCATGTCTGTGCTTTCAGATTGGCAAAGAAATCTTCATTGTTGATGCGGGTATCGCCGTATTTCTTTTTCGGGTCGGACACTTTGCCGCCCGCATTGAATTTGAAGTGTCTGTGCCATCCTGCGGCGTTCAGGTGCGAACCTGTGCCAGCGCCCACCCCGATACTGTCGTAACCAATGTGGGACGCTCCAGCGCGTTCTGCGGTAAGTTTGACACGCATCGCTGACTCACGCAGTTCATCCTCGCCACCTTTCCACTCATCCAGTCCAATACACACGCTGCCGTCCATCGTGGTCGATGCGTTTTTATCATCGCCAGAGTCAGCAACGTCGTAACCAACAGTTTTACCGCCGAACCAGTTGCCGCCAACTTTCTTGTGAGCATCGATAGCGGCCTGAAGCCAGGAACGCTTGATAACCACACGGTCATCATTGTCACGTGGTACGCCAAGATAAATATGCTGGTATTCTTCGAAATCTTCGGCCTTGGCCGATTCAATGTCGGCTAGAGCTGTAGCAGACAGAAATGGATTCTCGTTGTAATTAATTAAACGAGTAATAGTTCCGGCGGGCGGATTTAATACAAGACGCTTATATGCGAAATCAGTCGCAAGACGCGGGTTAAATGTGACCCATATTTCAGCATCTTCGTTACGCATAATTGTTGGACGAATTGTGGCAAACATATCTTCCGTTAAATTATGTGCCTCTTCAATCCACGCCACGGATGCTTTTTCAAATGATTTAATTTCGTCAATATTACGGGCCATACCGTAAAAACGAAATAATGAACCATTAGTTTTATGCTCAATAGCATCTGCATAAACTTTAAAATTCTTGTTCAGTCCGAAATAACTGATTTTATCTTTCAGGAGTGTATATACCGAATCAGCGATACGGTTCTGGTACATGCGTAAACACAGGAAACGCTGCTCCATGAAATTGGCGCGCGCTATGGCCACGCCTGCGGCATCGTGAGACTTCGACGACATACGACCGCCGTACAGCGTGCGAAAGCGTACACGCTGCCCATCAGGCGCTGTACGCGTTTTCCAGAAGTCCCGCAGTGCCGGGTTAAGCGTTGGATTAGTCACCGTAGAAATCGTCCAGTGTTTTGCGGATGCCCACTTCACCACTCAGTTCGATGAGTTGCTTATCCAGTCCCAGGAGTTTCGCCTTACCCATCGTCGCACCAGTCGCGGCAGACGCTTGCACAGTGTCGGCGGTCAGAGCGGCAATGCGCGCCTCTTCCAGCTCGGCAATGAGTGAATCAACTGTCACATTATGGCGCTTGATATGTCCTTCACGCAGTTGACCAATTCTACGGTTAACATTGGGCTTATCGAGCAGACGTGATGCGTCCACAGCGATAGTGTTCGCATTCTTACGGTCGGACTTGTAAGCCTGACGATAGGCCTCGGATGCGTTCCCCGTCTCAACGAAGACGCGGCAGAATTTCTCCTGCTGTTCGGTAACGCCGAATTCGTTAAGTGGTCTTGCCATGATAGTCCCCACGTTATTGTCTCTAATGCCACGATTTTATCATGACTGTACCGTCATTGCCACACACCCCGTTGAAACTCGTTCGGGGTACTTCATCGGGGTATAAAAAACTCTTTAGTTTTCAGTACTATACTACTTATTACCCCTATACCCTTATAAAATA